ATTAGTTCATTACTCAGAGTTTGAAGCAAAACAACCACAGCTTTCTCCAAAACCTGTAGGTTCAGATCCACAAGCTTTATATAATCCAAGACCACAAAGATCATCTACAGCTGTTTTAATTTTATTAGATAACAATCCGTTTACAAGTATTATTCATAGTGGAACAACTTATGTAAATGTTTACTCAGAAGATCATCAAAGAAAAGCAGGAGACGTTGTAAGATTAAGAGGAGCACCAGAAGTAACAGTTGCAGGAACAGGTGGAGCTGATGCTTTTAATTTGCAACAGTTTGCTAACATACCTACATTTGATAATGTAAGTGATTTAAATAATGTAAATGGTTTTACAATTGCATTAGGACAAATAGATTCTTCAGGAAATGTTACAGGAGCTACAACAACTGATCCTTTAACAAATCCAATAAGTTATTTTTATATAACTAGCACTAGCAATGCAACGACAGGTAATATACAAGGAGGAGGTCCAGCTTGTTCTGCAGGACCCGTAACATTAAAGGCATTATAATATGGCATACACATTAGCAAATTTAGAAAATGATATTAGAAATTACACAGAAGTAGATAGTACTGTATTTAGTTCTGCTATTCTAAACCCTATTATTAAAAATGCAGAAAACAAAATTTATAGAGAAGTAGACTCTGATGAAGAAAGATACTATGCAACTTCAAATACTATTCTTGAAAATAGATATGTAACCATACCTACAGATTTAAGATTTATTAGATATGTGCAACTGACTAATACTGAAGGAGATCAATTTTTTTTAGAACAAAGAGACACTAGTTTTATGGCTGAATACTATGCTACTCCTAGTTCTCAAGCTGTGGGTATACCTAAATATTATGGTAACTGGGACACTACTTTTTGGGTAGTAGCTCCAACTCCTGATAAACAATACACAATTACACTAGCTTATAATAAAGAACCTATAAGCATAACAAATACTACTCAACCCTCTACAGCTCCGGCGGCTACAAATGGAACTTATTTATCAAATAAATATCAAGATTTGCTTTTATATGGGTGTCTAGTAAATGCATTTGGGTACTTGAAAGGTCCACAAGATATGATACAATACTACAATCAAGCTTATGAAAAAGCTCTGATGTCGTATGCGATTGAACAACAAGGTCGAAGACGCCGAGACGAATATCAAGATGGAGTTATTCGTACTCAACTTAAATCCGAATCACCATCAAGTTATTAATAATTAAGGAGAAAAAATAAAATGGCAAATATAGTACCTTACTCGTTCGCACAAGAACTGTTAAAAGGAAATCATAATTTTACTCAAGCTGCTGGAACAGGTGGTGGAGCAGGTGGATATAGAATTTCATTATACACAAACAACGGTGGTAATGTTGGAGCTTATACTACAGCAAGTACAATCGCATTAACAGGACCCTCTGGTGGTGGAGCCCCTAACTATGAAGTTGCTACAACAGGTGGAACTGCATACGCAGCAGAACAATTAGTTACAGGAACAGTTGCAAATCAAACAAGTGTTGCAACTTTAGATTTTTCAACAGACCCAGTTTGGGGTGCAGGATCAGCAGGCCCAGCAACTTTTACAGCAAGAGGAGCAGCAATTTATAAAAATACAGGAACTCCAGCTGCTGATTTATTAGTGGTAGTTTTAGATTTTACTGCAGATTTTTCATGTTCGAATGGAACTTTTACAGTTACATTTCCAGCACCAGCTTCAGGATCACCTGCAGGATCAGATGCATTATTAAGTATATCATCGTAATAGGAATTAAATATGGCGTTAGTAATAAATGATAGAGTAAAAGAATCTAGTTCTACAACAGGCACAGGTGCGTTTGCACTAGCCGGTATAGTTCAAGGTTTTGAAACTTTCTCAGCAGGTATTGGTAACAATAACGAAACTTATTACGCTGCTTATGAAGCAGGAACAAATAATTGGGAAGTAGGACGTGGAACTTTAGATGGTACAAGTGCAAACCTTGCACGAACAGAAGTTCTTACTAGTTCTAATTCTGATAGTTTAGTAAACTTTACATCAGGCGGTTTAGAAATATTCTGTACACTACCTGCAAGTAAAGCAGTTTATTTAGATTCAACAGGCACACCTGTTGGTGCAGCAAGTAATGGTTTTGCTGTAGCAATGGCGATCGCATTATAATATAAGGAATAAAAAATATGGCACAAAATTTTGCATCAGTAACAGCTCAACTAGGAACAGGAACTACAACTTTATATACTAATGCAAGTTCAAGTCCTACTTCAGCAGATGCTATTATCGGTATTAGAATGGCTAATATTTTAGCAACTGCAATTACTGTTTCAGTTTTTCTTTCTCCAACAGGATCAGGAACTGTTTACATTGCAAAAGATTTAAGTATACCACCTAACAGTTCAGTAGAATTAGTTCAAGGTGGAGCAAAATTTGTATTAAATGATACGGATGTATTAAAGGCAACTTCAAGCGCTGCTACTTCAACAGATGTAGTAGTAAGTTTAGTTAAAGCAATTAGTACAACAAGTTAGGATTTATAAATGAGCGATTATTACAACGAGATATACATCGGTAATAAGCCTGGGTCAGAACAAATCTATACTCACGCTGAAACCATTAATAACAAAGATATCGTAATTGAATCTGCAGTTCTTGCAGGTCCAGTCACTTTCCCCAATACAATCACAGTAACCGGAACGTTGGTAATTGTCTAATGAGCAAAATAGAAGTAAATGCAATTGAACCACAATGCGGAACTACTTTAACGGTTGGTGCAAGTGGTGATACTATTACTTTTCCAACTGGAACTACTATTGTAAATAATGGTACGCAAACAGGATTCGGTAGAACAGGAACTGTGGATTGGAATACAACTCCAAAGACAGCTACATTTACTGCAGTGTCTGGAGATGGATTTTTTGCAAATACAACAGGTTCAGCTTTTAATATGAATTTACCAGCAGGTGTCGCTGGAGCGATTGTGTCAGTAGCCGATTATGCAGGGACTTGGAATTCAAATAATTTAACAGTTGTACCAAATGGTACTGATAAAATTGGTTCAACAAATGCAAATGCAACATTATCTACAAAAGGACAATCAGTAACTTTTGTTTATGTTGATTCAACGCAAGGTTGGATTAATACTATGGATTCAACAAGTAATGTTAGAGGTGGTTCATTTATATGTGCTTCAGTTAGTGGAGCTTGTAATACATTAACAACAGTAGATACAAACTTTAAAGTAGCAAAATTTACAGGTCCAGGAACTTTTACAGTTAATTCAGGGGCTGGTGGTTTAGCAGTAGCAGATTATGTAGTAGTAGCTGGTGGAGGTGGTGGAGCTGGTAGATATGCTAGTGGTGCAGGGGGAGCTGGAGGTTTTAGAGAATCTTATGTTTGTGCTACTTCTGGTCCTTATACAGCAAGTCCTTTAGCAGTAGCTACATCTTTACCTTTAGCACCAGGCGCATTTTCTATTGTAGTAGGAGCTGGTGGTGGTGGAGGAACTCCAGGAGCTCCTTCAGGTCCAGTTAATAATGGACAAAATGGAAATCCTTCAAGTTTTTCAACAATAACATCCGCAGGTGGAGGTGGTGGTGGATCTAGCGGTTGTACTCCGGGTGCACCAACTGGTTATGTAGGAAATGCAGGTGGATCTGGTGGTGGATCTGGTTATCAAGATGCTGGTTTTGGAGCCGGTAATTCTCCACCCGTAAGTCCTCCTCAAGGAAATAATGGTGGTGGAAATCCTTCTTCTAGTTATGGTAGTGGTGGAGGAGGAGCAACAACAGTAGGTGCCACAAGCACCTCTGATGGAGGAGCTGGAGGAGCTGGAGCAACTACAAATATAGATGGTACACCGACAACACGATCTGGTGGTGGAGGTGGTGGAGCAGATACTACTGGCGGAGCAGCTGGAGCTGGTGGTGGTGGAGCTGGTGGTGGTCCTGCACAAATTGGAACAGCAGGAACAGTTAATACTGGTGGTGGAGCTGGAGGTTCTGGAGGAACAGGCGGAGCTCCTTCTGCACCGGGTGCAAGTGGCGGTTCAGGTATAGTAATAATAAGATATAGGTTTCAATAATTATGACAAGTAAAATTAAAGTAGATAATATAAATAAAGTTTCAGATGATTCAAACATCATCAACAAATGCGGTACAAACATCACTATGGGTCAAAATGGTGATACTGTTATTATTCCTAATGGAGTAACAGAACAAGTTCAATCCGGCGGCGCGATTCAAGTTCAATCAGGTGGATCAATTACAATTGCATCTGGTGCAACTATAACTAACAACGGAACGGCAGTAGGTTTAGGTAGAACGGGGACTGTAGACTGG